TGGGCATTTAGTCATCTACCTTTGCGTTGGCTCTCCATTGGAAACAAGACCAGTATCTTGCTTTCCATTTTGGACCTGGATCTGCGCAGTTATGTCTTGCACGAAATGATGCACGACGTTTAGGATCGTCCCTTTTAATTTCCATATCGGGGTCGCCAAATCGAACTATTACTACAGTACCTTTCTCATTCTTTACATAAACGGCAAACTTCTTGGATTCATTTGGTGTTCTAAATGGATTATTCAGCTTAACCTTGCGCCCCTGATACTCGGATTCGGTTATTTCTATATCTTCGTATAGGTCGCATTCTTCGCATTTAGCGTCGATCCATTGTGAGAAATTGTTTACCATTACATTTACCTTATTCGTCGTCAATCATACGCATCAAAGTCTTAGTGTCAACTCCTGGAACTTGTCCAGCAACTTTGTTTGCATACCATGTAACGCTGTGTTTTAGTTTACCGCCACCTTCTTTCTTTTTACGAGCGATAATCTGATTAGTCAGGTCAGCAGCATATTCATATCTACGCTTACCAACTGTCTTGGATTTGATAAGTTTTATAATAGCAGACATAGTCATATCCTTCACATCCTGTTTTCTTTCTTGGATATAAGAATCGTTTGCTGCTTCTTTATTTAAAACTTGCATTTAGTTTCTCCAAACCTAAAAATGTCTATCAGCCCATCTTTGAGCATCTTTCTTAGCATCCCCGATATTCTTATAACCTGTCACAGGGTGCTTTACTTTATTCTTTGTCTTATCAAACAATGTGGGTATTACCTTTTGACTTCCGTCTTTATTCTTTCTTAACGAGTCCATACCTGAAAGTTTTATTTCCCAGTTTCCATCAGCAGAAACATGCCTATAAACTTTCTTACTACCTTGACGACCATCTGGTTTCTTTACCCACTTGATAGTTGCTTCGTCAAATTGTTTGAATGACATCATTCTAATTTACCGCCAGCATCAAGGAATGCAGCAATCGCCATTTTCTTTTTCTTCTTGGCAGACTTACCTACAAACTGAGGAGCATTTGATTTCATAAAGTCATCAATCCATGCACCTAACCCATCTGAAACTTCAAGTTCTTCCTTGATACCTTTATGCTTTCTCCATAGATCAGCATCAGTAGTTTTTTGGGTTTTACCGCCAGTAACAAAAGAGTTAACACGTGCTAGACCCCATTGCTGAGGAGTAGTTCCAGGTCTATGACCAGTACGCCATGCAGCTACACCACGGTCATACACTTTCTTTAGTATTCCATACGCTACGCCAGTCTTTTCAGACTTGTTCTTCAGTGCTTTCTTAGTATCTTCAACTAACACACCTTCAAACGACGACTCATAGTTCTCATAAGATAAAACTGGGCTAGAAGTCTTAAAGTTCTTCTTGCGCATAATAGTTTTATTTACAACTTCAAACTCGTCTTTCTTTTTGTCGTAATTAACTACAACTGGCAAATTAAGATCTGATTGTAAGTCTTTCAACACAGCTTCTGTATCACCATGTTGTTTGATCTGCTTACCTTTATTCTTCTTAATTTTCTTAAATAGCTTTTGTATCTCTGCTACAGAGATAGCTGGCTTATTGCGGTCATCATTCATACGATCCGCAAAGTGTCTTGTAAACTCGATATCGATATTTAGTTTCTTTAGCAACCTATCCCCAAACTTTTCTAGGTCATTTAGTTGCTTTTGTGATACATCTTCACCAAACATCTGCTTGTACTTCTTAGTGTACTGACTTGGAGAAGTCTTAGCGTCTTTATCTCCTGGAGCAGGTTTATATGCTTTAGGATCATCATCGCTCATTTTAGCACCACGTTCGAAATGCGCATCACGTGATTTCTTATCTTTCTTTTTAACGCCAGACATATACTTCTGAGGTTGCCCAGTTTCTTTGTCCTTACGTTCCATCAACTTTACGTCTGATATCCACTCACGAGTACGTTCACCATCGCAAGATTCAACCATAACATAGTTTGCGCCAAGCATAATCACCTGACCGATCTGTTCTCTATATTCTACTACATCACCCTCTTTAAGTAGTTCGCCAGCAACATATGCTTCACGATCCTCAGAGACTGATTCTAACTTAATATGCTTGCGGAAGTCATGAGACTCTTTAAGACCCATACCTTTACGCACAGCATTAAATAAATCTTTGGCACCCTTAAATCCTCTGGGTAAACCTTTAACGAATAATTCATAATCGTTTGCATCAGCTGCAGCACGCATTTTAGATGCTGACATACCTGATACGTCATCCGCATCGGGATCACGCTCGCCTGCAGATACAATGTTTATCTCGTCAAAGTTATAGTAACCATGACGACCTTTAACGTCATTGTATCGGTTGATAAGATCTTGGAACTGCTTAACACGGTCTGATCCGACAACCATAGTAACTTTATTGAACCCTTGGTCATATAACTTAACTACAATGTCAAATACTGTTCTTGCTTTAGCATCTAGTATGATATTCCTAGCGTGACGTGGGAATATCTTCCGCATAAACTTGATTTTACTTTTGTAATCAAGAGGATTCTTTTTAGCATCGTTAGAATGAGAAGCATACACAAAATACTTGTTTCTACCCGCAACTTTAGCAACGGCATCAAGTAGTTTCTCGTGTCCTGTAGTCGGTGGATTAAACCGACCAAAGGTGAATACTGCTTCCTTTACTTCTTCAGTAACATATTGTCTAAAAGACTTCATATTATTTTTTCTCAGATTTTTTGGTTAGACGATCTTTTTCATCTGTCTTAACTTTCTTCAATAGTCTTTTAGCTAGTTTCTTGACCAGACCTTGCTTCTTCTTAACTTTATCATCAAGTTGTTGGCGTGCAGCAAAACTCATCTTTTTGATGTCTTTACCTTGCGCAATTTTCTTCTTAACTATTTCGATGGCTTGCTTCTGGGCTCGCTTTTCTAGCTTACCTTTACTTGCCTTCTTTTTCGAAGCGATCTCTTTGGCTCTTTTGATTTTGGCTTTGTTCTTACGCATTGCTTGAGACAATTTACGTCTTGCCTTCATGTCAAGTGCTTCTTGAGCTTCTACTTCTTCTTCATCGATAGAATCTCCAGCAGACTTTCTGCGTCTCTGTTTCATGTACTCTAGCCACTCATCATCTCCCATACGTGGATCACTAGCCACTACTAAATCTTTAAAGCTGTACATTTCAATGTTCCCTTAGTTTAATCTATTACTATTTATAAGATTACTTGTCCCAACCTTTGATGTAATCATTAGAAAAATTAGCATGACTGAATTTCATTCTATTGACCAGTTTAAGTGCACTGCCGTCATTATCGATAGCAACATAACCCTCTGGAGCAGTTACAATGAATCCGTCTTTTGTTCTTAGTAATGTACCGATACTACTCGCCTGATCCATCTTTTGGATGATCATTTCTTTAGCATCAATCAATTGGTTCATTAGATCAAAGATAACTTCTAGGTTCTTCGAGTTACCTGTCAAGAAGAACTTTAAAACATCATCACGCTTATCTGTTTGAACCTTTTTACCTTTTGCTGTCTTACGCTTGTCCGCTTCTTTCTCGAAGTGACCATTGATATACCTAATTAGATCACGCACATGAGATTTGGTATTCTTAATCTTTTGTCCAGCCCTGACCTTAGTATTGAAATGTACTTTGGTCAATCTAAGCAATTCAGGGTTGTTAGAGATAGCATTAAGCGTCTTAGAGTCTATCTTCTTAAATAATTTACCAGCATTAGATATATACTTAGTAACTTCTTTTGTCTCTTTCTCGGTAAATGTAGCTTTACCAGAAATATCAGTAAACTCTGGGTCAACAAACCAAACGTTCTTAGACTTTTTAAGACTGCTTGAAATACTTTTACCAAATGACGCTTTCATAGTCTCAAAAGAAGAACCAGAGTACGTTGTATGCCAGACTACACCCATCTTAGATGCTTTGATAGCTTTCGCCATGTCTGAATTAGCTGGTACAGCATATACAATTGTATTCGGGTGGAAGGTGATAACTTTCTCGCCTTCGTAGGTTTCGCTCTTTAGGTCGCTCTTACTGTATAAGAAGTCTCCCTGAATCACGCCAGTAATACCCAACTCTGGTAAATACTTCAGAGCAAGTTTTAATTTATCTGCTAATTCACCGCTAGTATCGGCATCTACTTCCGCATTCGTTTTATAGATTTTTGGATTCTTGGCAAAAACACCTTTCTTAGCCACGAAAAATTTACCATCTGACGGATCTTGACCAGCAAAGATAGCAGGAGCACCATCCCACTTAACAGTAGTAGACACGCCCCGACTAGAACTGCCAGATAACATGTCACGCATAGATCTAAGAACATTAATAGCTTGTCTCGCACCAATAACTCCTCCATTCAAAACAGCATCTTCAAGATGCTCCATATGTGTATTTTTTTGTTCGGTCAAGAACTTATTAAACGATAGCATTACATCCATCCTTTAAAGTTTACAAATTGAGAAACCTTATCTAAGTCTCTGAAACCGAAATTAGATTTAAACAAAACTGTATCACCGCTTTTAAATGTAACTCCAGTATTCACTTTGCTATCGTCTTTCTCAAACTCAATATCGAAGTCTTTCTTCATACTGTCTAAGATCTTATTAAACTCTTTACTCTGGCGACTAGAAAGAACTTTTACATCCTTACCAGCCTTTGACTGTACCGAAAGGTATAGAGTGTCCGCACCATCAAACCCTAGTAGCTTGATCATGTTTTCGTTTATCTGTGCTTTGTTTTTCTTATATTGTTTTTCAAAAACATCAATCATAAGGTTACGGACTTCAATATAGACTCCCCTGTCATCTAAGATTTTCTTGGCTGCAGGTCTACCTAACTCGGACTTCAACTTTGCGGGGGAATCTGGTCCAGCCTGAAGATCAGCTATACGCATCATTTGATCTCGTAAGCCATACTTCTTTATAAACTCGTCGACCTTTGCTTTGACTGACTTCTTAGTTTGGAAGCCACCGATAGCTGGATCTATAAGGTTAATCACCCAGCTAGTGAAAGTAGAATTAGAAACATTTATGTTCCAATCCTTATATGCTTTCAAAGATGCTTCTATGTGATCAATCACTTCGTTAGTCTTTTTCTTATATGCGATTAATTCAATATCAGCTTTTGTGATACCTTTACCCGACTCACCTGTAAGTCTAACTTCAAACTCTGTAAACTCTAGGTCTTCAACGCTGGTCTGTATATCGTTCCATATACTAGCACCCATTGCCGCACCTGACTCTTCCATGCGTTGCGCTTCAGACTTTACTTTAGAAACATTGGTTCCGAAGTTTAAACCTTTGGCAAGTAGTTTATCTTTTTTGTATTTGTCTTTATGAGATTTGAGCTGTTGTACTGTCATACCACGCATACTGCCACCAGCATTAGCAATTAGTAATGCCAATTCATAAGCAGTACAAAACTCTGAATAGTAACCCATTCGGGATTTTAGATCTACTTTATCGGTCTTTGCTTCGTTTAATGGTTGCCCATCAGTAGCATAATTCAACTTTATTTTAGCAGTTTTACCGAATCCAAGTTTACCAAAGGCTCTTTTTACAGACTTAGAAATAGTCCGCACAGCTTTCTTGATCTTTTTACTGAGAGATCGTAGGGAATCCACGAGTCCTTCGTTTATCTCTTGATATTCTTTAAATCTCAACATTGTGTGTATGAATCCTAAAGTAAATTATACATCTATTTATAATAAAATAAACCCCCAATTAAGGGGGTCTATAGGGTTTGTGGCAAATTATTGAGTGAGAGAGAGAGAGAGATTTGCCACAAGAGAGAACAATTAGTTTAA